CTGTGGCGGCAAGATACTGAAAGCGCCTACCGGGAGTACGCCGAGCGGCAGGGGTGGAATTGGTGGCAGCGTCAGACCCGCCGAGGCGAGTTCAACGAGAGCGTCACCGACTACGTTCGCAATCGAGACCCAAGCATCGAATTTGACCCTGCGGTGAAGCGTGTTGGCGATGCCTTCCGCGACCTGATGAACCGCTTTCGGAAGCTTGCGAACGATCCTGGTGCCGAGATGGGGATGAACCTCCGTCCCGTTCGCGGGTTCGGTGGGTTGCTAGAGAACCCCAACTACGTCCCTCGCATCCACGATCTTCGCAAGGTGGACGAGCTTGTCTCGACCTTCGGTGACAAGAACGTCCGCATGCTGCTGTCGCAGGCTATCCGTGCGGTGCAGACCACGATGACCGAGGAAGTTGCTGACAAGATCGCTAAGGGCTACCTCAAGCGCGTGCGTCAGCTTCGCCTGGGCGATGAGGTCAACGGCTCGCGCATGCTGACCGGGGAGGACCCTGACCTCCTGCGGATGATGCTCAAGGACGACACGGACCTAGACGACGAAGCCATTGACCGCATCGTGGACTCCTTCAAGCCCGAGCGCACCGATGGTGCTGTCGAGCGCGGTAAGCAGCGTCAGCTTATGGACGAGAACTTCGGCCTGATGCTGACGGGTACAGACGGCACATCCCGCCGCTTTGTCCGCATCAAGGACATGCTCAACAACGACATCGACATGCTGTTCCAGATGTACAATCGGAACATGTCGGGTGCCGTTGCGCTTGCCCAGGTCCGCATCAAGAACCCCAACTGGAAGCCCGGCGACACCGCTCCTGAGTTTCTGGTGGACGGCATCACCAATCAGGCTGAGTTTGATCAGCTTATCCGTCAGGTGCAGGCGGTGGGCGACGAGATCGGCCAGCGTCCCGATAGCATCAAGAAGGACGTTGATAATCTCCGCTTTATGCACAACGCCATCGCTGGCATCCCTGACCCTGCGGAACTGACCAACGCTGGTCAGGCCCTCCGCATGCTGCGCGATTACAACTTCACTCGCGTCATGGGTCAGGTTGGCTTCGCTCAGATTGCAGAGCTTGGCAACATCACCGGACAGCTTGGCATCCGTGCCATGATGGAGGGCATCCCCTCCTTCCGGTCGCTTGTACGCAACGCCAAGACCGGAAAGCTGGACGATGAACTCGCCCGTGAAATCGAGTGGATGACCACGGCAGGTACGGATTGGCTTCGAGGTACCGTAGCTACCAAGTGGGACGACTTCGGCTCCCCTCTGACCTACGTTGGAAACAGCGCCGCCCTCAACACGGTGGACAACGCCCTCCAACGCGGCAAGCGTATTACCAGCGCCGTCTCGGGCATGGCCCCCATCAACACGCTTCTTCAGCGGTGGACGGCAAAGGCTATCCTGGCGAAGTTCGCAGACATCGCAGCCAAGCCTACCCGTGCAAACATGAACCGCATGAGGACCCTAGGTCTGAGCGACGATATGCTCGACCGCGTTCTCAAGGAGTTCAAGACGCACGGCGACTTCCTGCGGTCTGAGGTCTCTGGTCGCAACCTTCGTCGCATCAACCTCGACAAGTGGACCGACCTAGAGGCGCGCTCTGCCTTCGAGCATTCTGTGTTCCGGTGGTCTCGCCGCATCATCCAAGAGAACGATGTGGGCGCAATGCACCGCTATATGTCGCACCCTCTGGCGAAGACGCTTCTTCAGTTCCGCACCTTCATGGCCGGGGCGTGGAGCAAGCAGTTCCTCCACAACGTCCACATGCGCGACATGGAAACCTTTATGTCGTTTAGCGCCTCCATGTTTGCAGCAGGGCTGACCTACACGGTTCAGACCTACATGCAGTCCTTGGGGCGAAGCGATCAGGAGGCGTTCCTAGAAAAGCGCCTGTCTGCCCAAGCTATCGGATTGGCGTCCTTCCAGCGTGCAGGGTTTGCCTCGCTATTCCCTATGGTCATCGACTTGGGAGCGAGAGGTGTCGGTATCGACCCTCTGTTTGATTTCCGCACCACCGGGCAGCCGACCGATGCGATCTTCGGTAACCCCACGGTAGGCTTGATCGATGACGTGTCGAAGGCCAGCGCAGGCGCTGTAGACATCTTCCGTGGGGGTTTCTCCCAGGCGGATGCTCGCAACATGCTTCGCGTGCTGCCGTTCCAGAACGTCCTGCCGGTCACGATGGGCTTCAACGCGCTCATCCACCAACTGCCCGAGCGCGACCCGCGACGGTAATTTTCCATCAACGCCTAGAGACGTGAGGAGGCCCCCTAGTGGGGCCTTCTCTGTTTCTGGCTCTCGGAGATCGAGATGCCACTTTCCTACGTCCAGTATCAGGGCAACGGGAACACAACCAATTTCGCGGTCCCGTTCCCCTACATTTCCCGCGCGCATATCTTTGTGCGGGTCAATGGCAACGTCACCAACTACACTTGGCTGAACGATCAGAGCGTTCAAGTTACCCCAGCGCCCATCAGCGGAGCGGTTGTCGAGGTTCGCCGCGAGACGCCGAAGAACGGCCTGTTGGTGGACTTCGTGGATGGCTCCACGCTGGTTGAGACCGACCTAGACCTCCTGGCGCGTCAGACGTTCTTCCTTGTGCAGGAAGCCGATGACGCCACGCAGGGCACGCTGTCGGTTCAGAACGATGGTTCCTACTCTGCGAGCAACCGGCGTATTGGCAACGTCGCCAACCCAACGCAGCCGCAGGATGTGGTGACCCGCAACTGGGCTGAGACTGCGGTATCCTCGCAACTCAATCAGGCGATCACGCAGGCCAACAACGCTTCCGGGTCTGCCCAGGCTGCCGCTGGTTCGGCACAGGCTGCACAGACCTCTGCTGGCGCTGCTGCTAACTCGGCACAGGCTGCGCTTGCTTCGCAGAACGCTGCTGCAAGCTCCGCTCAGACCGCCTCTACCTCTGCGACCAACGCCTCGAACTCGGCTCAGTCTGCTCAGTCTGCTCTGGCTTCGCTAGCCAACGAGGTCACCCTCGCACAAACCGCTCGCACGGGCGCGGAGACCGCTCAGACCGCAGCGGAGAGCGCGCGTAATGCAGCGCAGTCCGCGAGGGACACGGCTGTCTCTGCAAGGGATACCGCGACTGCCTCTGCGACGACCGCCAGCAACGCGGCCACCTCGGCTTCGACCTCGGCAACCAACGCATCGAACTCGGCAAGCTCTGCAAATAGCTCTGCCAGCGCAGCAGCTAACTCTGCAAGCACGGCAGACGGTCACCGGGTCACCGCTCAGAATGCAGCAACGACCGCCTCCGGTCATGCTGTAGCGGCTGATAGCTCCCGAGTGGCGGCACAGGCTGCCCAGGCTGCCGCAGAGGCAGCTTTCGACAGCTTCGATGACCGCTACCTTGGCCCGAAGTCGTCTGCCCCCAGCGTCGATAATGATGGCAATGCCCTGGTAGGCGGTGCCCTCTACTTCGACACGGTGCTGGGCAGCCTTCGGGTGTGGACCGGGACGGCCTGGGTCGCCTCCGCGAACAACAACGCGGTGCTGAAAACCGGCGACACCATGAGTGGCGCCCTCACCATCAACGCTGACCTCAACGTCTCCGGTGGCGTGACCTTTAGCGGCACGGGAGCGGCCAAGCTCAACACCGGCACCACCGCACAGCGCCCCGCGTCTCCCTCTGCTGGCCTTATTCGCTTCAACACCACCAACAGCAGCTTTGAAGGCCACAACGGTAGCGCCTGGGGTTCGATTGGTGGTGGTGCAACAGGGGGCGGCAACGACGCCGCGTTCTATTTGAACAGCACCTCAATTAGCAACAGCTACAGCATCCCAAGCGGCCAAAACGCCGGAACCTTCGGACCTGTGAGCGTGGCTTCGGGAGCAATCGTCACCGTGCCTAACGGCAGCACTTGGACAATCGTGTAATGCCTGTTCGTCTTAATTCCTCCGGTGGCGGCAGCGTCACCCTCGACGTGCCCAGCACGGCCAGCAACTTCACCGCGACCATCCCGGCGAATACCGGCACTGTCGTCACCACGGGCAGCACGGGCGTCGTCACGCAGACGATGCTGGCAGGCAGCGTGGCGGGCAATGGGCCTGCGTTT